GCATTAGTCCTGCAAGTAAACGTAAGTTGGCAAAGAAGTGGGCAGAGGTCTACTCAGAAGTCTTTTACAAAGAATTAATAAGATGCGCTAAACGCAAAGACATAGCCTTTCATTTTGCAAACTGGGAAATACAAGAACCATGATAAAAAGAAAACTAACCGCAGCAGTTGTCACTGTTACTAAAGGTAGACCTGAGCTAGACCAGTGTATAGCCTCCGTACAGGCTCAAACATACCCTGTCCAGCACTACCTACTGTACGACAACGGTATGCTCCCCAGACTCCTTTTAAAGAAGAACCAGCACGTCTGTGTCTTCCCAACCCCTATAGCCTTTCCTGACAAAGATGGTCGCAGGTGGTTGGCAGCAGTACCTCACCTGATTAACGAAGACGTTACATTCTTTTGTAATGATGATGACTGGTTTGACCACAACCACGTAGCAAGCCTGATGGAGATTATCAACAGAGATAATGACTGGGCATACTCACTGCGTAAGATACACGATAAGGACGGAGAGTTCTTGTTCAACGACAGGTGTGAAGCACTGGGTGAGTTGCACGAGGACTGGAACAACAAGGGTTGTAACTTTGTGGACTGGTGTATGTGGGGCATGAGGACAGACAAGTTAAAAGGAATATCTGCAATCCTTGGTATGCCTGGCTTTGGTTCTGACAGAGAGTTCTACAGAGTTGCTAAACAGATGTTCCCCAAGTTTGGGACGACTAAGAAACATACTTTTAATTTCAGACTGGGTGGTAACCCTGGCTCTGTTACAAAAGAGTTCTTTGAAGCAGGTCACAAGTTTATGAAAGACAAGTACGGTGAAGTAATGCCCTGGGAGGCTTGATGGATTTTGACCTAGCCAAGTTTTATAAGTTCTGTGCCGAACTAAAGATTGAGACAAAAGAAGAAGGTCTCAAGAAAATGGGTAAGCTCTTAGGGACACAGACGTATGTCATGGAAGAGATAGATAAGGGGTTAAAAGAAGATGTCCATTTCTTTGTTATTCTCAAAGGCAGGCAACTGGGAATTACCACAGTATCCCTGGCTCTTGATTTATATTGGCAGTTCACACACCCAGGATGGCAAGGGACTCTTGTTTCAGATACAGAAGAAAACAGGGATATGTTCCGAAGCACGCTGGGAATGTATATTGATGGTCTGCCCAAAGAATATAAAATTCCTTTGGTTGCCCACAATAGAAACCAGATGGTCCTCAAGAACAGGTCTCGCATCTTCTATCAAATTGCGGGAAATAAAGCTAGGTTGGGGCAGGGTAAGGCTATTACTTACCTTCATGCAACAGAGACCGCTTCCTGGGGAAATGACGAAGGTCTAGCTTCCCTGATAGCATCTCTTGCAGAAAAGAATCCTCAGCGTCTGTACATCTTTGAATCCACTGCACAAGGGTTTAATATGTTTCACGATATGTACAAGACCGCTAAGAGGGCTAGAACACAGCGTGCAATATTTTGCGGTTGGTGGCGCAACGAGTATTACTCTGTAGGACCAGATACAAAAGAGTACAAGGTTTACTGGGACGGTAAACTCAAACCCGAAGAGAAGGAATGGGTTAGAGAAATTAAAAAGATGTACGGTGTTGAGATAAACTCACGCCAGATGGCTTGGTGGAGATGGAAGATGGCAGAGGGTATCAAGGATGAAACCCTGATGTACCAAGAATTCCCACCAACTGAAGACTATGCTTTTGTGATGACAGGTACAAGTTTCTTTTCTAATAGCAGGTGTACAGATGCAGCAAAACACGCCAAAACCCTTGACTACGAATGTTACAGATACGCCTTTGGGCAACTCTTCCAAGACACAGAGTGCTTACCGTCCTCAGACCGTTTGGCAACGTTACGGGTATGGCAACAACCCGTTGATACCGCCTACTACGTTATTGGAGCAGACCCAGCTTACGGCAGCTCAGATTGGGCTGACAGATTTTGCATACAAGTCTATCGAGTCTATGCAGACGGACTTGACCAAGTTGCTGAATTCGCCACATCGGAGCTTAACACTTACCAGTTCGCTTGGGTCATTGCTCACATTGCTGGAGCATACAAAAACTCGACTCTTAACCTCGAAGTCAACGGACCAGGACAAGCNGTCATCAACGAACTCAGAAACCTNAAACGTCTAGCCTCTGCCATGCAAGGCAAGATGGCAACCGACATGATGGACGTACTCGGTAGTATGCAAAACTACATNTGGAGGCGCAACGACACAATGGGTGGACTCTCCAACTCCATAGGCTTCNTAACCACCTCATCATCTAAAGAACGTATGCTCTCCTACATGAAGGATTACTTTGAGCGNGGCATGATGGGCATCTTCAGCATGGACNNNCTAGANGAAATGAAAGGCATCGTCCGTGAAAATGGATTTATAGGTGCACCTGGTAGAGGTAAGGATGACCGTGTGATAGCTGCTGCCTTGGCTACGATTGCATGGGCAGAACAAGTGCAGCCTAGACTTATTGGTATGCGTCTGTCCAAAGATATGTCTTTGAAACAAGACCAGTACACCCCTGAGCAAATTGCTGTGGGTAAAAATGTGAGTAACTACTTAAAGGCTATTGGAGTATACGGGGGTAAAGATGTTGCCCCTAGATAAAAAAACTCTTAAAAAAGAACTCAAACTGTTCCTTGATGACAAGGACAGGGGTATCTCTATTAAGAATTTCTGTGAGATAGCGGGTATATCTGACCGTCTGTTCATGTACATCATCAAAGAAAACAAACTACCCATGACTGAATCTGTCCAGCGTGGTCTTAACAGAGCCTATATGCACTGGAAGGAAGGGCGGTTGCGGGTAATGAAGAAACATACCAACGAGACTTATCCTGATTACAGGAAAGAACCAGTTCCTGCTGTAATGCCAATAAGTAAGTTGGTAATGACCCACACGGGGTTTAAAGTACAAAACAAGCCTCTAAATAGGCATGATTACGCAAATTTCGACAATATTTTGTTAAAAACTTGAAAAAGGGGTGATATGGCAGTGCTTAAAGACTATATGTGTACAGAACACGGTGTATTTGAATCTAGGGAGGCAAAATGCCCTATAAAGTTCTGTCAAGGTGATTTATCTGTTATTTTCTTGCAACCAGTGGGCATAAAATCCGAAAACACCAAGAAAAACGATAAAAACCTTAAACAACTGGCTTTAGAGTTTGATATGACCGATATTAAGTCTACAAAGGCTGGTGAACACCAAACTGGGTACTTAAAACGCAAAAATAAACTATCTGACAAGGCTTTTGAGGAAGCTGGAGCTGCTATGGCTCAGAATCAGAAGCGTCAAGAGGAAGAAATGATTAAGCAACGTCTGAGTGGCGTAAACTGGGGTAATGGTGGTAATATCAACCTCAAATCCGTCATGGGTGGGCAGTTTAAACCCGTTGCTGACGAAGCCGTTAGCGTTTTACCCAAAAGTGTAGGACAATTTGTACCACCCAGACCTGGTGCAGGGAGTCAGGTTGACCATGAGGGACTTAAGATTAATTCAAGTTCGGAGTAACCATGAAAATACCAAAAGGGATGCTAGATAGAGATGAGTTCTTTAATGACATCATCTATAAATGCGAAGTCTCCCTTGCCTCTCGTAAAGTAGATTACGCCTCTTTACGTAACTGGTATCTCTTTGGTAACGGACCTGATGAAGCTCCTGCACTCTACAATAAAATATTTCCGCACCTAGACCAAGTTACTTCCTTCTTGTACTCTGCTGAGACAACAAGATTTAGTATTAACCTGGGTGCGTCTGTGCCCGAAGGTGAGCACACCAAGATTCCAGTCCTCACAAAAGCTCTTAACAACGAGTGGCTAAATAGCAACGCTGACCAAGTATTTTCTACGGCTACCACTTGGGCACTTGTCTACGGCACAACTTACGTCAAGCTCATTATCAACAACGGTATCCACCCGTACATGGTTGAGCCTGGTACGGTGGGTGTACTGCGTGAGGACATCACGTACACGGATAGACAAGAAGCAATCATCCACAAGTATTACATCACCAAGTCTGAGTTGTATGCTCGTTTGTACAAGCATCCCAATAGAGACAAGATACTTCAAAAAATAAATTCTATGCCTCACGAGAGGACCGAGATAGCCAACGGTCTAGAACGCATTATTATTTCCCAGTCCAACCCAACCATCTACGGTAACGTAAACCTAGACCTTGCTGGTGGTAACCGCTATAAGGCAGAGGTTGCAGAAGACACGGTTGAGATGACTGAGTTGTGGATTTGGTGTGACGATATTGCAGACTACAGAGTAGTTACAAAGGCAGACCCAGACGTAATTATTTATGAGCGTCCAGGTGAAGAAATGTTTATCAAAGGTGAACTCCCGTTCATCCAGATATGTCCCAACCCACTGTACGACTACTACTGGGGTGGTAGTGAAGTACAACGATTAATCTACTTGCAGCAGTTGCGTAACAGGCGCATGACCGAAATCTTGGACCTGTTATCAAAGCAAGTTTCACCTCCAACCGCCCTAATAGGATTTACGGGAATCTTGGACGAAAAGAATTTCGCCTTGAACCGAGCTGGAGGTCTTTTATCTACTGATATGCCCAACGCCAAAGTAGAGAAGTTAGCACCCACTATGCCACCAGACCTCTTTACAGAGCTGCGTGAGATAGATGCCATGTTTGAAGAAGCATCAGGGGTGGGTAACGTACTACAAGGTAAAGGTGAGGCAGGTGTCAGGTCAGCAGGTCATGCCTCTCAGTTAGCCCGTCTGGGTTCGTCACGAGTAAAAAAACGGGCACTAATCATTGAGGATTCGTTAGAGAAGTTAGCAACCTTGTATTTAAAGGCTATGCAAATTTATGATGATACGCACTTCAAAGACACGCACGGTGTACCTTTCATTGCCGAACAGTTCACCAAAGAATTTACGGTTAAAGTGGACGGACACTCTAACTCACCCATCTTTACGGAAGACACAAGGACGCTTGCGTTTAACCTTCTTAAGGCTGGGGTTATTGACAAAAAATCATTACTTGATTTAATAGAGCCACCCATGAAAGAAGAGTTGATAGAACGGTTGAAGAAAATGGAGGAAAAACAAGCCTCACAACCGCCTAAACCTCCTGGTAAAGAACAAGGCAAACCTGAACTTAAGAAGGTCGGATGATGGCAACACAAAACGTAGGTGGAGCAAGAGTTAGCCCCAAGGCAGACCAGCCACGGGTGAGCACGGACACATTGCGTAAACAAACATCAGGACCAGGCTTGACACAAAGAACAACGGGTGTTAAAAACTCATCTGGCGGTAGAACGCAACGCAACTACGCCAGAACTTAATTAAGGAATGACATCATGATGCACAGATATGGTAAAAGAGGTCGCAAGACCAGACGGTAATTCTTGAAAGAGAATAGGGTATGGTTTCTCCCCTTAATGAGAAATTGTTTGTTTAAGGAGCTTCCCATGAAACGTGGTTCACGCAAACACAAGCGTAAGTAATTATGCCGACATTGGCAGTATGTCGTAAAATACTGCCACCCTATTGACAAATAGTTTGTAAGTGGTTACAAACTAGGCAAGGAGAAAATATGAGTGTCCCGTCAGATAAGTTAATGGAGTTAATGAAAGGCAGTCGTTCTGCTGGAACGCCTATGCCTGGTGCACAGGATGCGCCCCCTCCAGGTGCTAATATGTCTGATGCTGAAGTACCTCCTATGGGTTCTCCAATGTCAACTCCTGAACCTAAGATGGGTTCTAAGGAGGCTGCAAAAATAAATTTAGGTATGGCTCAAGATTTACTAGAGCAATCTTTACCTGCGTTAGGTTCTGATTCTGAA